CTGGATCAACACCATTTTGTTGTAATACAGGAGCAAATTTCTCAATACTACTTAAAATAGGTTGAGCTTGATCCCATTGTGCTTTGTAAGTAGAAACACCTTTAGCAAAGTCTGATTCACGTTGAGAAATATAATCCTGTAATGTAGGATCTAATTTGCCCCATGATTCTTCATAGTCTTTTTTCCATGAAGATGGTCTTGGTTTAGAAGGTTTAGCTTCTAGCGAGACTTCTTCTTGGACTTCTTCTGTAGGTGCTTCTGTTACTTCTTTATTGCTTTTAAATTTACCAGACTCATCTCTTGGCTTATCTGATACTTCCGTTTCTACAACTTCTGGTGCTTCTGTTACTGTATCTACTGCACTTTCTATTTGGTCACGCAATGATGGTGATTCGAGAGTAGTCTCGTTATCCATTTGTTACTCCTAATTGTTAATTATGCTGATAATAATGATGCGTAGTTTCCGTCACCTAAAGCGTAAAATTTAGCTGTTTTACCACCGGCAACTGCTAAAGCTGCATTTGTAGAACCTGTACCAATTTTAAAGCCTACTGGTGGCCATACATTGATAGAGTTAGCTGTGTTATTTACAACGATATAGCTGTCACCTGATTGTGCTGTAGCTGATAATGTTGGGCCATAAGATGCTGTAGATGTTGAATATACTACAATGTCTGTAGGCATTGTTTGTGAACCTTGTGCAGATCCTGATGCTGTTTGTGCTAGCGAGATAATACCTGTGATTGCTTCAGCACTTAGACCAGAGCTACCACTACCCATTAAATTTACTGTTGTTGTCATTTATTGCTCCTTATTTATAACGTAGTTTTTCATATACCTGACGTGCCAATTGCTCTTTCAACCGACCACCGTCAGGCTTCTGTGGTCTTGCTGAACTCTGTTCCGCCACTACTAAATTGTGACGTTTTAAATGCTCTTTATGTGCTTTACGACCTTCTATCATCTCACCTGTCACCATAGACCTGTAAGGTTGATAATCAGCCATAATATAATGTGAATTTACCTGTTCTGTGTAATACTCATCAGCAGGTATAAGTTTATGTGTTACCGGATCTTGTATATATCTAGCCATATTAAAAAGGTAATGGTTGTTTTATAGCTGTTACAGGTGGATGCTCTTGATGATAGATGTCATTAGCAATCTTAGCTTCGTATTGTTCTATAGCTGTTGATCCTATAGTTTCTTTTACCCAGCCTATTACCTGTACTTCTGTTAAATCTTCATAAGGCGTAAAGTTTTCACCTTGTGGTAAACTAAATTGAGTGCTATCGTTTTTAGATGATGAATATTCACCACTAATACCGGTTAGTGTCCAGTCTGCAATAACTACAACATCTGTATAGCCTTCTACCATAGGTAGCGTATACATTGCTGTAATAGTCCAAATATAATTTATCATAATTATATTAGAAGAAGGATTGCTTCTTCATCTTCCATTTCACGTTGTGCTTCTAGTCTTTCATAATGTAATTGCTGTGCAAGCATAATAATGCGTTCTGCTGCAGCTACATTTTGTGACAGTAGTTTAAAATCTATAGAGCTTAAAGATAAGTTTTTAGAGTTAGAGTATTCAGCTACTATCTCTTGTACTTGCTCTGCTACTTTTGGCTCGCCTAATAGTTCTTCTAAAGACTCTTTTACAGATTGTTTAAAAGATCTATTATGTATACGTTCTTTTTTTAATCCACCTTTTGTAACAAGTATGGTAGGGCTTGGTGTAACAGCTCCAACAATTTGAAACGCATTACGCTGAAACGCATTGCTTTGAAAGCCAGAATAATACATGCTTATTCTTTAGCTTCTATCCAAGATGCTGTATCTTCATCCCATACATACATTTTACCATCTGTAGGATATAAAACAGGTGCTTTCCATTGTGCTATTGTTTCATCTAATACCCATGAAGGATAAGGTTGTGGTGGAATAAAAGCATCTAATACAGAATCATACTTATATCCAATGCCTGCATAATTTTTACGGATTTTACCGTTATAAGATGTTTGTACCCATGTTCCACCTAAAAGGTTAGAGCAAAAGTCTATTCCTTTTTGTTCTGATTCTTGTCCGTTTTCGTCTAAAATATCTTGATTAGATACTACTATGACTTTTGTGACTATATTATTTTCTGTTTGTGCAAAATGTGCCATATTTAATTTCCTTTAAGCGGTATAACTTCCCGAAGCATTAAATGTTAGTATTGTATTAGAACCTGATGTAGTAACTGTTGGGCTTCCTGTTGTAGTGCCTGTGTATTTAGATGTAGGGATGCTTAATATTACTATGCCAGAACCGCCATTACCACCATTACCGTATCCAACGCCTGATACTGCTCCGCCACCACCTCCACCACTACCTGTATTTGTAGTTCCATTACCAGCAGTAGTTGTATTTCCCGTACCTGCACCACCAATGCTTGAACCACCAGCTCCACCTACAGTTGCATTTGGAGCATAAGCTCCACCGCCACCACCACCTGCATAAGTTACAGATGAACCTGAAATAGATGATGAAGAACCAGCTCCACCCGCACCGCCAGCAGTATTTGTTCCATTAGAACCTGCTGCACCTGCTCCACCACCACCACCAGCACCTCTTTGGCCTGTAGAATAACAAGCACCACCATTATTACCTTGACCAGATGTGCCTGCTCCACCAGCAGCGTTTGCACCAAAGTTATTACTACCACCACCACCGCCTGATCCGCCTGAATTACCAACTCCGCCAGCAGTAAGAGTTCCGCCACCGCCTACAGATGTAATAGTAGATAAACCTGAGCCACTTATAACTGAATCAGTACCATTTAAACCTTGTCCAGTACCACCTGCAACACCGCCAGAACCACTTGCACCTACTGTAACTGTATAAGCTGATCCTATTGATAATGATGCTGTTCCTGTAAGATAGCCACCTGCACCGCCACCACCACCACCAGAAGCTCCACCGCCACCACCAGCTATTGATAAATAATTAATAGTGACAATATTTGCAATAGGAATTAGTGAGCCTGAAGCAGTAAATGTATGAATTTGATTACCACCTGAAGTAGTAACTGTGCCACCTGCAAATAAAGCTGTAGCAGATGTATAAGATATAATGACTACGCCTGATCCGCCAGCACCACCGCCACCAGAAATAACATTTGTAGCACCACCACATCCACCACCACCACCGCCAGTATTGGCTGTACCAGCTATACCAACAGGAACAGTAGAACTATATCCACCATTTCCACCACCACCTGCACCGCCTACACCAGCACCACTTGATCCGTATGCTCCGCCTGCACCACCACCGCCACCGCCACCGTAATTAACAGCAGAACCAGAAATAGATGATGAATAGCCTGCACCGCCAGCACCACCTGATGTTGATACAACTGCATTTGTACCATTAGCATTTGATCCTGCACCACCGCCACCTACACGAGTATCTGTTCCAGGGCTACTTCCTGCTGAACCACCGCCTGTACCACCTGTATAAGATGTTGTTGTGCCTGATATTTTTTTAGATGAAGCTCCACCTGTTTGCGCTGTAACTCCAGCTCCACCTGACGCTGTTTCACCAATAACAGAAATACTTGAAGAAGTACCACTATTATCAGCAGCACCACCTGCACCTACTGTCACAGCATAAGTTGTTAATGTAGAAAATGTATATGATGCTGTAATGACTGGGCCACCACCACCTGCACCACCACCTGATCCGCCTGAAAAGCTACTACCACCACCGCCACCAGCTACAATAAGATAAGATCCAGATACCTTTGTAGATTTAAACGATAAAGCACCATAACCTCTTGCTGCTTGAACCGCTATGCGTGACAATAATGACATAATTAATTGTTATTTAAATTGTGTTTGTGATGCAAATACTGTGAATGCGGCTGATCCTGTTTTAACAATAGTATATGAGTAAGCATCTATACTTGAAGCGTTACCTGCTGTAGGTGCTGTGCCACCTTGATATTTAGGTGTGACAGATGTACCATCAATAGTAATTGCATTGTTATAGTAAGCTGTTGTGCCTTGAGTTACTAAAAATACTACTGTAACTGATTGGCCTGTTGCCATAGCTGTATCTAAAGATGTACCACTTGATGCTCTAAAGTTTACAGTCCAATTGGCTGACGCATTAGATGTGTAGTAAATAACTGATTGAGTGGTTACATCATAATTAATTGTACCTGTTGCGGCAGTTGCAGCAATAGTTGTTGTTTCTGCTGCGTTTGCAAATACTGCTGCTAATACACTTGATGATCCATTAAATGTTTGTTTGGCTGTAAATGTTGTAGCTGTTCCTGGTGCTACATAATCTGTACCTGCTGTTGCTGCACTAATTGCAGTTGCGTTACCTTTTAACACACCTGTAATAGATGTTGAGATAGTAATTGCTGGGGTAGTTGTAGCTGTAGCTACTGTACCTGCAAATCCGTTAGCTGATACTACTGATGCTGATGTTACCGTGCCTGATCCTTTACCATTAAAGGTATTCCAATCAGTAGAAGTTAAATATCCGTTAGCTGAAGTGCTAGCAGCAGCCATACTAATTGCTGGTGTTGCACCACCACTAGAAACAACTGGAGCTGTACCTGTAACACTTGTAACAGTACCTGATCCCTTGTTATTAAACGTAGTCCAGTCAGCAGATGACAATACACCTCTGTTTGTAGCTGATGCTGTAGGTACATTTAAAGTAATGACTGGTGTCGTAGTACCATTAGCTACGCTTGAGCTTAAATCTGTACCTGTTGTGCCTAATGTTAAAGCTGCAACGCTTGTAACTGTTCCTGAACCCTTATTATTAAAAGTAGTCCAGTCAGTGCTTGTAAGATAACCAGATACGCTTGTAGTAGCTGCTGGCATAGCAATAACTGGCGTAGTTCCACCGGTGCTAGTTACTGGGCTAGTAGCTGTAACGCTAGTAACAGTACCTGAACCTTTACTATTGAATGTTGTCCAGTCTGTAGATGTTAAATAGCCATTAACTGTACTAGATGCTGCGGCCATGCTTATAGCTGGAGTAGCACCACCTGATGATACTACTGGAGCAGTACCTGTTACGCTTGTAACTGTTCCTGTGGTTGGTGTTGTCCATGTTGGCGCACCTGCACCACTAGATGTTAATACTTGACCGCTTGTACCTGCTGCACTAATAGCTAATGCTGTACCTGTAGAATATACTGCACCACCGTTTACAGCAGTTAAGTTAGCATTAGTTCCACCACGATTTAAAGCTATAGCAGTACCATTCCATGTAGCTGATGTAATAGATCCAGCATAATCAAATGTGTTTGTAGACCATGATACGTTAGATGGGGCTTGAGCATGAGCATCCCATGTACCAGCAGCTATTGAATTGCTTAATAAAGCAACAGTACTAAAAGCACCTGCTTGTAATGTAGCAACTGTAGTACTTGAATTATTCTGAACAATGATCGTGCCAGATGTTTGATTATTGTTAAATGTAAACAATGCACCATTAGGTAATGTAGTAGCATCTGGTAATTTAATTGTTTGTCCACCAGAACCACTAATAACCCAGTTTTGAACTGATGCTGCTGTTAAAGTAATTAATGTTCCAGCAGCTTGGCTAGTAAACCCTTCAAATAAACAATTTGTTGTTATATTTGCATTAGCGTCTCTTAACACTACAGAATTAGCACCACTTGATGTAGTAACGCCTGTACCACCGTTTAATACTGGTAATGCTGTGCCTGAATATGTAAGAGAAATAGTGCCAGAAGATGTTATGGGACTTCCTGACACGCTAAATATAGATGGTGCAGATAATGCTACAGATGTTACTGTACCGTTACCTTTGCTATTAAAAGTAGTCCAATCAGCAGATGTTAAGTATCCGTTTACAGAGCTTGTAGCTGCAGTCATAGATATAACTGGAGTAGTTGTACCTGTAGCGACTGATACTGGAGCTGTGCCTGTAACAGAGGTAACTGTACCTGAACCGCCTACTGCAATCCATGATGTATCTGTACCGTTTGTGCTTAATACTTTACCTGATTGACTTGTTTGGCTAGGTAATAGAGCATTTATAGCTGCATTAGCTGTAGTTTGACCAGTACCACCATTAGCAATAGCAATTGTGCCTGATACTGTATGATCGTTATTCCAATCAGAAGGCAATACAATGTTAGCTAGTAATGTGCCAGGTGGAAAGTTACCTAATGCAATCTGTGCATCTAAATCTGATTGTGTCCAATCCGCTATACTATCCGTTTTGGCATGTTTAATGGTTATAGCCATTATTTAACCCCTATAATCTTACCATTCGCATCACGAACAATTGTCTTAGGTCTAGTCATGTGTTCAACAAGTGCTTGATGTGCCATTTCTTGTTTAGCAGCCAATTCTTGATTGTGCATTTGGTTAGCTTGGATAAGTTCTGCCACGTTTTGATTTACTGCATGCAATACACCAGAGATTTCGTCTGTAAGATGTAAGTTGCCATCTATGCCAACGTCTACTAATGGATCTGATGCTGGGTTAGCTGTCATGTATTGTTGTTTTAGTTTAGTTTTAGCTTCTAATTCAGCTACAAATATCTTAGTTTCATTATCTAGCTTAGATTTCCAAGCATCAAACTCTAATCTTTGTTTTTCTAGGGCTTGATCTAGCTCTGCTTTGTGCTGACGTTCTTTCATGTCGTTTTGTGCTTGAGCTTCTTGTTTTTGAGCTTCTAATTGTATCTCATGTTCTCTGACTTGTGCTTCATTTTGTAGTTCAGCTTGTCTAGCTTGTGCTTCCATCTGAATCTTAAGCATTTCAGGATCTTGTTTAGGCTGTTTAGGTTGTTTAGATTGTTCTTTGATTGCATCTGCCACGTTATCAAACTCACCTTCTATCACTCTACCAATTCTGTAGCCTGTTACACCAAATTTGAGCAAGTCCATGATAAGTGGTACTGCTTCTGCTGGCATAGCTTGTGCGGCTTGTACAGCTTTCTCTAAATATGTACCTACAGCACCTAAGAACTCTACACGATCAGCCTTTTCTTGCTGTTCATCTTGGTAAAGCATGGAGTCTGTAGCAACTTCTATACGGAATGTACGCATAGGATTGTCTTTTAGCATAGCAATAGCTTGTGGTACTAATGCTTGATCGTCTGGACTTAACTGTGCAACGCCACCAATCTTAACTAATGTCTCTGGTTGGAATTGTCCGCAGATAATTTGTGCTTTAATTTTAAGTATGCGTGAAGCATAGCAAGCTACAGCGTCTTGGTATTCTTTTAATCGTAATGATGCAAACTGGCTCTTGATTTGAGCTGATGTTGCAGTCTCTATAACATTAGATTGGCCACGAATAATATCAGATATACCAGTAATATCGTAGATTTCTTGCTTAAGCTGTGCCATAGACTCATAAGCATTTTTAAGAGCCATAGCAATAGGTGTAATATCAACAATATCAATCGCACCTCTAAGACCTTGCTTTTCAGAGAAAGCAGGCCAATTCTTAACTGGGATAAGTGTATTGTTTTCACCTTCGGTAAATAAGCGTTGTAATGTTGGTTCTGATGCGTCATATACACCACGAACTTTTAATGCGTCTATCAGGCCAGAAATGCGTGTAGAGAGTACATCTAAAGCATTAGCTTGATCTTGATATAATGTGAAGTCTGGGATTGGCACTAATGATTCATTAGTAATTGTTGAATAAAGTGGTTTAGGGCATGGGAAGAATTCTTCTAGCTCTAAAGGATCAGCTCTTTCATCTAAGATTTCGTTCAGTGATTTAGATATCCATACAACTTTTTTAGTGTCACGATCCCATAACTCAATAATAAGGCCTTTTTTACCTATACCATCTGAGTCTTTAAATTTTTGGTCATCAGGTGATGAATCTAATGGTACTTTGTTACCTAATTCTTCACCGAATCGTTCTGTTAAAGCTTTGCGTGTCATGTAGACTTTACGCCATACTTTGTTTACTTCATCCCATGTTCTAGCTGGCTCATGTCCAAAGTCTTTCCAATGTACATAGTCTACTGGAGCTGCTTCTGAATCTAAGTATTCTGCTGCTTCATCTGATTCTTCATCTGATTCTGATACTGAATAATCTTGTGTCTCAATCTTAGGCTCATAACGAACCCATGCTGTACCACGACCACCTAAGAATCTGTCATATACTGAAGCTTCTAAACAATGCTTTAAATCTTCATAGTGAGTAATCTCAAAGTCCATAGCTCTTTCAAGAATCATGGATGCTACTCTACCTACTGGATCATTGTCTTTGAATCTGCGTGACACATCCGGTTTAGGCATGCGTGAAAAGGTAGCAGCTTTTAAAGTCTGTACGTTAGCCCATAACATGTTATAACGTGATTGCATAGAATTAACTTGACGTTCATCCCTGTATCTGCGCAATATCTTATCTGTGCGGCCAGACCATTTAGCAAACTCTTTATCATACTGCGTAACAGTATTGAGATATAACTCGACTTTAGTCATGCTTATGCAAATACCACAGTAGCTGATAATGTACCGCTAACTACGATATAGATACCTGCTGTTGTAGATACTGGTATTGGATACCATGTACCTGCCACACCTGTGAATGTGTCGATAACTTTAGCTGTTGTTGTTGTAGTAGCACTATCATAGATAGTAACTGTACCTACTGTTGATCCTGATACGAATATACCTAATAAACTAGCACCTACTGGTGATACGTTACCTGTTGCTGTTAATAGTTTATATCCACCTACGTTTTGTACTGTGCCTGCCATGTTATATCCTTTTACCTTGTGTTTTAGGGGCTGATTCCCATAATTCGTTTAATGTTACTTCTGTTTTGCCTACATGTAATCCTCTAGGCTTATCGTCTTTCTTTTCTATCTTAGCTTCTTCTTGCCAACATACAGCAAGGTAACGCCAGGCATCACTAGCATGTGATGTCCAATCGTGTTTAGGTTTATCTTTGAATATCTTGCGATCCTCATCCCACTCACGTTGATATTGTTTTAAAGCTTCTATACCGTCTGCACAGTTTTCCTTATCAATCCATACTCTCGGAAACATAAGTCTTGCAGCTTGTATACCATCCATAATAGATAGGTTAGTAGTGATGCGCATGTTCTTCCACTCAAAGTGAGAAGCTAACTGTTCTACAATAGATTTACCACCAGATGCCAAAGTCTTAGCTTTAGCGTCATGCGGTAGATAATGTAATCCAAACTTATAAGGTTTGGTAAGCACTTGCGCAGCATAGTGAGCTATTTCCTTACCACTTGAAGCATAATAGTCAATCACGTGGACTTCCCCATGAATGACCTGATAGAACCATATAGCAGTATCATCACTATACCCTAGATCCCATACTGTGTTTGTATTTACTTCTTTATCATATTTAACTTCTGTGATTCTGTTTTCTTGTTCGGCTTGGTATAGTTCTCTACCCCATATTGCACCAGGTATAGCAGCATCAAAATCACATTCCATCTCTTGTCGCCAAGCATCTTCGGTCATTTCTCTTTTTAGGGAGTCATACTCGCTAGGCAGAAGTATATTACTTTCTGATGCAGTGATCTTGAGTGCCAACCATTCGCTACTTGTAGTAGCCCTGTTATACACTTCCCAAAATTGATTGCGACCTTTAGGTGTGCCAATAATAATAGCTTTACCTTGTCTATCGGCCAATGCAGGACGTATAACGTAATTCCAAACTGAGGGTTTCCAGTCACCATACTCATCAGCGACTAACAGATCAAAAAATAGTCCTCGCAAACTATCTGCATTGTCTGCACCAAATAATTGTATTCTTGCGCCATTCGCAAAATCTATGCGCATTTCTGATTCGTTTATAGTAGTACCTTGTATTGATCTACTAAAATATTTGAAGTAATCCCAGCTAACTGACTTGGCTTGACGGTAGAAAGGTGCTAAGTAAGCTCCTCTAAAGTCTGTGCGTTCAGTTATAAGTGCTTCTCTTATAAGATGATTAACACAAGCTACGGTCTTGCCTGCTCTACGGTGTGCAACTACTACAGCCCATCTTTTGTTTGTATCGTGTAATGGGTTAAATGCTTCTCGTGGAGTATAGGGTATTACTACTTCTTCCATGTGTAAGTGACTTCACCACTATGTTCTGTGTTCTGGTCTATTTGTTGTGTGGCCTTGCCTTCTAATCTATCACCAATCTCTTTGAGTGCTGATATATCGCCTGCCATTGCTTTATCTACTAAAGCATGAGCTAATAAGTTTATGTTCTCACCCTGAGTAATGGCCTTTCTTACTGCGTCTGTCCATATCTTAGCTTTAGCAGCATTAGTATTGCCTTTAGGTGCGCCACCCTTATTTATATTTAATTCAACTTCTAAGTCTTTGTTTTCATTCATTTCACTAAAATTGGGGTAGCCCAATTCCTCGTTATTGTTGTAATAAATCTATTAATTGTTGCTTTCTATCTAATATTTTTGTTGTACTAGGATCAAATACTACTAAATTATGTGTGCCACCTGTTTCTCTACTGCCAGCATCTAAATATTTAATGCCTGTTATACCTTGTTGAGATAACAAATCAGTAGCATATTTTTGACCAGAAGCTTTATTACCTACCATTGATCCTTTGCCTAATAAACTATATATTTCTTGTCCAGTAGGATTCATACCTGCTACATCTTTAGTATGTGGTGCTGCTTGCATTGTTTCTAATGAGTCTTTAAATGTCCATTCAGGACTTCTATGTGGAAAATTATATAATGCTTGCTGTACTTCTTGCGTTTGTTCTGATAAAGGTTTATGCCAATCTAACATTTTAGGTATAGATTCATCAGGAATATCTACTTTATAAATATTACCAGTATTTTTAACTTTTACACCATTATTTTGTTGTAAATTTTCTAATGCATTAATATTTGGCAGATAACTTTCAGCACCTTTTGGATTAGTTTTTGTTACAATATTATAATCATTTTTAATAGATGTTAATGCTTTGTTAATATCACCATGATGCATTAATAAATAATCATCTACAGCTTCATTGCCTGTCGTTCCTACAACTTGATTAGCTTTAAATAGTGGTTTATTGTTTACTGTTATTTCTGTGCCTAAATCTTTAAGATATTGTTCTGCTGTTTTAGGATTTTCAGCAAAATACATACCATGGCCATACATTTGTGCGCCTTCGCCTGTACCTAATTTTTCTAATAAAAACTTATCAAACGTATGTGGGCTACCATGGTAAGCAGTATGCCCTAATAACATAGGGGCTAACTTTGATCCCAATGTTGTAGAAGCATTTAATCCACCATAAGGATCTTTAGTCATTCCTTCAAAAGCATTTGCTGCTGATTGTTTAGCACCTTCTGTGTCACCACGCATTAGGTTTGCCATTGGCGTATCACTTGCCTTGTATTGTTCTACAAGGTTAGCTAATGTATCCCTTATGCTTGCCACAATTAGTCCTTATACATTAAAGCTTTTGCCATCTTTTTAGGATCAGCTTGTGAATCTTTGAAATCTTGCTTTGTTGGTGCGCCTTTAGTTCCTGGTTTGCGCATGTGTTCACCTGATCCAGCTTTAATTCTATCTTGTTTAGCGTGAATATTAGCCCATAATCCAGGTTTGTTTGTCATACGATATCCTTACTTTAAATTTTCTAACTTGTAGATAGTACGTAAGAATGTTTCTACAATCTCATCTATCTTGTTTTGTAATGCTGTATCTTCTTTGCTAAATGCTTTGTAACGATTAGCTTCTACATATTTAAGTTTATCAACGATACAATACAATGGTTCTTTGTAGCTAGTCTTTTCTGTCAAAATAGGAATGTTTAGTAAGCCATGTGCGCCCTGCGTCATTTCTGCTAGGTCATCTGTTAAGTCTAATAGATTTTCATAGAAGTTTTGTAGGGCTTTATGTTGTGAATAGCTTTTAGTAGATAAATGGTATCTATGTGCTAATTCTCTTGCTAAAAATAATGTGGCTATAAATTCATTCATATTAGGATACCTGTGTAGCTTGTGGCATTGGTTTAGCTAATCCCACGCCAAATCTGTTTTGGCCTTGTGATTGTCCCATAGTCATAGGTGCTTGTGGAGCTTGGTTCATATTAGGTATTGGTGGTTGCATGTTAAATGATGCGTTTGATTGTGGCATCTGCATGTTACTCATCTGTGGAGTAGGGCTACCATATTGATTTGGTGCTAACATGCTTGGTTGTGCTTGATTGTTAGGCATAGTACGCAAAGCATTACCTAACATTTGATTTTTAGGTTGCTGGGCTTGCATAGTATTAAAGTTGTTTTCTGGTGAACCAATCATATTATTTACTCATTAGGGCTTGCGCTAGTTTATGGGGATCTTTCTTTACGCCTTCTGATGCCATTTTAGCTGCTGTTGCAACTGGAATACCTACACGCTTAGCCACTTTAGGATTGTGAGCTGCTGCTTCAAAAAGCTTATGTTGTTGTAGATTGTATGGCATTTTGATCTTTCAATAGCAATTTGGGTATATCTGTTGATTTTTTGGTAGTATCACCATCTCTAATACATTCAGGGCAAGTGGGGTAGCCTGTGTAGTCGTACACATCTCCGCAATCTTGGCATACTGTGATTTTCACTTTGTTCCCTATGTAATGATATAAAAAAAGCCCACGTTTTAAGTGAGCTTATGTGAAAGTAATAGATACAATTCTCCCACAACTGCGATTATATCAAAACTGACTATGCTTGTGTATTATATTTTAGGCATTTATACGTCTGCCTGCAATTGTTATAAGATTGTCCATAGCAAGCTCTAACTTAAATTCATAGGCAAATGGCTTCCTAGTCTTTAAAAAGCGTGTGTAAATAGCTTCCTGTTGTTCTTTAGGCAATGAATGAATGATACTGTCAATAGTATGTACATTTTTTAAATCTTGAGCTGATACCATATCTTCAAACGCATCTGCTGTTGATTCTCCCCCTGAACTCATGCCTATGCTTTTTTTTGGAAAGCCTAGCTTATGACTGTCATGTGCTTTCATGTATAAAGCCCAGTCCTCGCATATACATAATAAACGATCCATACTAAGCATTTTTAACCTTTTCTTCTATTAACCTGGCAAATTGCATTATGCGATCTATGCTAATTGGTTCGTATCCTGTGGGAAATACTTTTTTGTATATAACAATAATATCTTCTTGCGTCATGTTCCTATTTTTACTCCTTCACCTACTATAGAACTACCATGAAATGAATCTTGATCTGAGTTAAATCTTAAATTATGTTTAGCGTTTTTTTCGTTATAAACTTGTGATGACTTTATTTGATCGTCTGTAAAGTTTACCTCATGGCCAAATATAGATTGTAATGGATGAGGTTTAGGTTTGTGATAGTAAGTAATGTCATTAAATGTATATGATACAAGATGATCTTCATTTCTAAGCCTGTACATAACCCATTTAATACGATTGTAATGCACATCTAACTTTAAAGACATGTCTTGGCAAGTCATTTTGTTTTCGCCTATTGCTTCCATGACTGCATCTTTGTATTGATGGTAATATTGCTCTGATTGAAATTTCAACTTAAATCCTCAATCTTACATTCCCATCCGTTTTCCGATTGAAACCAACCATGCACTTCAATTCTCCAATTAGCTTCACGACATTTAGGTGCATTTACGTTATCAGCTATTTTATGTATTCTAGCTGACATATTAGATTTGGTAGTGGTTTGTACTGCTAATGTTTCATCTTTTCTTACCGCTATGATGTCGCAATAACCAAACATGTCTTGCCTAGTACGAGAAAATGAGTTCCAATGCTCTGTAATCCAAACCGTATAACCCTCATCTCTAAGCTTTTTAAGGCTTAGTTGAGTTGGTGTTATCTTTGCCATTGTTTACTTTCTGGACTTCTCCGGTGGATTTGTTTAATTCATATTCAGGTAACATGTCATCATTGTTAAGTTTTTGTTCATTGATACGTTGTCTAAATATACGATCAAAATTTTCTTCAAATTCTTTACTGTTCATGCGTGATTGTAATAGATCACCTGTGATTGGGTTTTTATCTGGCATTATTCTTCCTCGTTACAACTATTAACAATATAAACACAAGCTGCTTCAAAAGCTACAAAGATTACTGCAAAAGGTAAAAATAATATACCTATGATACCTACTAAATATTTCATTTTACCCCTAAATGGTTGTTAGTGAATAGCCAGCCTATAGTTTTTCTGTGCGCTTCTTCCCATGCTGCTATTCTATCATGTTTATCTAATGATTTGTCATTATCTATCATGTGGTGGCATTGATGACATAAAAAAGCTATGCGGTGGTCATGGGCCTTTACGCCAGTGCCTTTGTTGTCTCTTAACTGATTACTATGTGCTGCCACTACAGTACCATCTTCCATAGAACACATCATACATGGTGCGCCATTAGCTAGCTTTAGTAGTTTAGGGTTTCTATAGTTCACAGATCCCATTCCCATCCCATAGTTTGCGCCCATATTTCTACTTGGTGTTGATATTCTGACATTTCTGCTGTAGTAAGTTTAGTAGTAGACTTTACAAGCTCTACTGGAAAGCCTGCAATTAAATCCTGATACCTTAGAAACTTATATCCCATTAGCTCATGGATCTTATCTTTTTCAATACCTAGATGATTACTTACGCTAGTATACAACTCCCACAATCTAAGATTTTGTTCTAGGCTACGATTAGCTTTGGCTTCTACAACTGTTACACGCCAATGTTTAGTCCAATCAAGTGATCTTAATTTTGTAGTTAGATTTGCTAGATTGTCTTTTGTTAAATTCCATTTGAGCATTATCCCATCCTTTACTTTTAAATGTTTGTCCGTCTTTGGAAGTGGCTTTATATTCTACGTTACCAAAGTGCTTTTGTATTGACTTTAAAAATTCATTTATGCTCATGGGCTTTCCTTGTATCGTAATCCTTTAGCATCAAACCAAAAGTTAAAACTACCTTCCCATTGTGCGTTTCTCTGCTTCTGAACAAACACCTTGCAGTCTGGAATAATTTTAAGTTCGTCATCAGATGTTTTGCCTTCATCAATTAATTTTTCCTTATAACGATTGCGCCATACACATAAGATTGAATCTGATAAATTACGAATATGAGAGCTGCCCATCAAATCTGTTGCATCAGGCACTTCTGTTTCATCTTTCATCTTACGAGTATGGGCTACTAAGAATACATGAATGTTTAAATCTCTGCATGTAACTGCTAGTGAATTAGTTAATCTTTTTTGTGCATCTAAAGATTCTTCACTTACATCCTGAAGTTTCATTAAACTATCTATCACAAATACATCACATCCTAAAATATGTTTTCCGTAGTGCAATGTAGCAATCATATCTTGAGATGTTGTTGTGCCTGTTTGATCGTAGATATATAACTTATCTGCAGCTCTACTACAAAACTTTCTTATGTAATCATCTGTAGGTTCTGGTGATCCTAATGCTTGAGTAATCATACGAGATAAAGTTAATACTGGTCTCATTTCTAAAGACGCTACTAAACATTTAGTGCCTTGTCGCATCATAGACAAGATAACTTGTGATAACCACATTGACTTACCATGACCAGAAGGCCCAGTAATTATCGTAAGTTCAGCCATCCGAACACGAAACTTATCTTCCGTCTTAACCCACCCCAACGATTTACCAGAATGAATTTCCTCACCGAAATACTTGATGACATCATCAGTAAATATGTCTGTGCTTTTAACTTTAAACTCTGCTTGAGAATATCCTTCATTGTAGAACTCCTTAACAGTTTCTTGGGTTACTGTGAGTTTTTCTATTACATCTCCTAAATTCATACTCCGCCTTCCCAGCTCTTACGCTTAGGAGTTAATTCTGTATTAAATCTTTCCTGACGTAAATATGTAGCTGGCATAGGTATCCATTGTCCGTTGTCTTTTTTCCAATCTGTATCTGACATGATTTTAACATGATTGATAATTTTGTCACCAATTTCTTCTAACTTTTGAGATTGCCATAATTTTAAGCAACCAACTCTATTAACTTTTCTATTTCCTTTTGGCCACACTTCCCAAAATTCATTAAATTTATCCAACACTATATCTTCTCTTATCTTCTCTTCTCTTCTCTTCTCTATGCTAGCAGACTGCTGGTAATCCTCTAACCAACCTCTAGCATGTAATTCACCTACAATTTTTTCAATAAAATCAGAAGGATAATGAAGCCTAAAAGATATTTCAAAATTATCAGGCAATATTCCATCACTTTCAGATCCTAAACACCATAACTCTACTAAAATAGCTTTTTGTTCAAAATTTAGCTTATGTATTTCAATATTATTTATGTAATCTGTACCATAAAATTTAAACCAGGTCATACGTTTTTGGTATCTTGGATTCTTAGGACTGTAAAGATTAAACTTTTCCCAGTTCTTAATTTTTAGCATATTTTTCCTTAAAATAGACATTCTTCATATAAATCTGTCATTGGCACAGATTTTGCTTTTGGTAACACATGGAGCTTACAATCAGGTCTATTCTCAAGAAACCACTTAGCAGATGCCCTATTACTAAAGGCCCTGATAGGTTTTCCGTCAAATTCATCTAATATAACAAAACGTAAGATTTCCATAAGCAAAACACTACCACAAACAATTACTAGAAGCAAACTAATTTATTTCTAGTATTTTGTTAAATAATGCTTGACATGGTTCAAAATGCCATTAATATGGGTATTGCAACATTTAACCCTTAGGAGAAATAAAATGACAACATTAACAACAAACACAGAAGCAAGATTTCAAGTAATTTTAATTGGTCATGGTGGCGTAGTATGTAAAGAGTTTTTAGATACTCCATATCACAATTCTGATTGGCCAACATATAAAGGCGATACAGTGTCAGTTTATGACAGACAAGATCAAGAGTGGTTGCCTGATTATGTAATTCAAGTAAATAGCTATTAATTCTTAGGAGAAAGATATGACTTTTGAATATATTGTGATTGACTGTAATGATGATGACAAAATTGTTGCAGATAATTTTGAATGTTTAGCCCATGCAGAACTTTGGGTAGAAGTCCATAAAAAAGACTATCCAAATTCTTTTCTTATTACTGAATATGTTTAAGGAGAATTACATGAGTATAAAAACAATGATAGTAACAGCAATAGCGTTTTGGTGTTATGTGGCATTATGCCTATATGTAATTGGTAAATTGTCAGGAGCAATATAATGGAAAGACATTTAGATCCTGATGCTTATTTAGACGATATGGAACGTCTTGAACAACAAGAACAGTTAGCTGAACATTTATTAGATCAACAGGAGAAACATGATGACTAAATTTATATATTGCTTTATGATTGTGTTTGTATCATACTTTGCTTGGAGAATTATATGTTAAAGCCGTTATCAGAAATAATTAAAGAACTAAAATTAATTAACCAAGATTTAAAAGATCATAACGATAGGATGGATATAAAATATGGATCAACTGATGTTTTACCAACAAGTGATGCAAGAGCTGGAGATGCTAGAATCTGCTGCGGTAAATGTAAAGGAGAATGTGAATGAGTAACGGTATAGTTAAAATTCATGGCAAAGAATATAAAACAGTTGCCCTTAGAGTAAACGAGTTTAGAGAATCAGCTATTTACAAAGGATGGTCAATTATGACTGAGATTGTAAAGATTGATGATGACCAATGTGTAATTAAAACTCAGATTGTTAATCCTGAAAGCAAAATTGTAGCTACAGGCCATGCGCAAGAGTTTAGAAAGGCTAGTCAAATTAATGGTACATCTTATGTGGAAAATTGTGAAACTTCTTCTATCGGTAGGGCTTTGGCTTGTCTTGGTCTTGCTGGTAGTGAGTTTGCTTCAGCTAATGAAGTTGTTAATGCTATTCACCAACAAACTAACCCAGTTAAAGAAATGGTTACTGAAGCTGCTTTAACAGTTGCTAAAAACAAACTTTTAGATGCTAGTAAAGAAGGTAAACTTAAAGAAGCATTTTTTAGTTTAACACCAGCAATTCAAGAAGAATTGCGTGAATATGCTAATGATCTTAAAAAGTCTGCATGAGTCACCTACTAGACAATCGTAGGCATAACATAGTAACAGCATCTAATGCTTGGGCTTCTGTCAATGAAAGACAAAAGCTTTGGCGTCAGATGACTATGCGTGAACCACCTTTTGAAGGTAATGAAGCTACAGCTTGGGGTAATTTACATGAAAAGGATGCTTTATCAGCTTTTGAAAAGGAAATGGGTGATTTTTGTATGCCTGGCAATAAGCTTATAGTGCATGATAGTTTGCCTATGGGTGCTAGTGCTGATGCTTACTTTAATGATGATCCAGTAGA